CACCACCTAAACAGTCGTGGTCACAAGCCGATGTTCCTCCCGGTGTGGACATGAACAGGCTTCGTGATTTGATATCGAGAGGGCAGGCGAAAGACCCTGCTGCATTCATACCACAGTACGAGCAGATGACTGGTAAAACAATACCACCTAACATCGTAAACCCAGTGGAAGACATTGACCAAGAAAAGCGAAGAGATATGTTAGCAAGGGTTGCAGGTGCTGCTGCGGCACAAAGCCCTTATCAAACAAAGTTGACCGACTCATTCCCAGTGGCTACCAGTTTTGACACTCTTTCCATTGAGGATAGGTTAGTCAAGGCCATGGAAAGGGTTCAGATACTTGAGGCTAAGAAAGACGTTGCTATACTCAAACAAGTCCCAAAGGAATCACTCAACATAAGCAAGGAGGACGATGTGTCATTCCTAGCCATGAAACTAGGAATTACTAAACAAGACGTTAAGGTAATCTCCAACACCAAGGGTGATTGGGATAGAATTGCCAAAGCCTACAGAATCAAACCATCAGTCGTGAAGGTAGTCAAAGTGACACTGGGGGGAGCATGATGGGTAAGGTACTAGTCACAAAATCAGCAGCGAGTTCTGCTATGAATGCCATAAACTCATTCACCGCTCCTCATAACACCGGATGGGGTGGTGTTCTTGGTGGCGCTATGGGTGGACTTGGTGCTCTCAATGCACTCGGTAATGCTAGTGAGAGTCAACAGGATATATTCGGTGGTGCCCAACAAGCAGCACAGGCTGGTATAACTGGTTACTATGGTGGTGCTAGAGCGGGAGATGCGATTGGTGAGACTGCACCCGGAAAAGCGATAGAGAATAAAGTCACAAACCTGAGGGATAGGGCTTTTGGTGCAACACCCGGTCTTAACAGGTATGGGGTTGGAGCAGCACATAAAAACAGAATGAATCAAGAGGGAATGGCCGACTATTCTCAAGGCGCTGCATCAAATCAATCCACGCCGTCATTCGATGCCTCCTTCTTCGACCCTGTAGACGCTCAACAAACAGCGATGAACAACCTATCAAGTCAGCATCAACAGACTGGTGGTCAGTATGGTGGTAATCGTCCTCCGTCTCCTTCTGTACCCGGACGTGTATACGGAGCATCAGACCCTGCTAATCTACCTGAAAACCAAGGATTCAATGTCCCAGAAGGATTTCAACTCGGTGTATACGGAACACCAATGGGTGGAGGCAATCAAGCAATTCAAGGGCAGAAGGGTATACAACCCAACCTGTTTAATCCTAAACAACCAGCAGCACCTACCGGTCTTAATGCAGCGGGTCTAGGTGATATAGACCCTACAATGTTGCAAGGGGAAGCGAAACCCTACGGTTCTGTTGGTGTAACACCACTCACATCTGAACAGATGGGTCAAATGCTACCGGGAACAGGTCAGCCCCCACCAGAATCGACTAAAGATGCTACCGCTGATTACCTCGCTACACTCTCTCCTGAGGTTCAACAGATGATTATGAGTCAGAAAAACGCTAGTGAACCTTTCGAGATTGCCTTCAGACTGTTGAAGTCGGTGGTGGTATGAGCGGCGAGTCTGTTGATGATTTCATCATACAGATGGACAGGGAGATGAGCAAGAAGTCCTTCCAGTACTTCTTCGTGGACATTCTTGGGTTTCTGTTCAGTGACCATCATCAATCTTGGAAGGACGGTCTTGAGGAATCGCAGTACTACTGCGTGAAGGCATCTCGTGACCACGGCAAATCCGTCTTCTTCATGTCATATGCGTTATGGATTGCTGCTTTTAACCCCGGCAAGCACGTCATGATTTTCTCACATTCTCTAGAGCAGACTCTTGAGCACATGCGCTTCATAAAAAGCAACATCGACAGAATAGATTGTCTCAGGGGCATGGTGCCAGAGGGCAGACCTTGGGCAAAGTCCTACTTTGAGTTATCCAATGGGTCTCGTATAATGGCTAAATCGGTTGGTGGGGCGACTCGTGGTTTCCACCCTGATGTGGTTGTCTGTGACGATATTCTCTGGGGTACTAGTGGGACTGAACTACAGAGAACCGCTGATTGGTTCTACGGTGTGTTACTACCAGTTCTTCACCACAGTAGTAAATTGATGATGGTAGGCACTCCATTCAGTTACAACGATTTGTATGCTGAATTAGAGCAGAAGGAGACATTCCGTGTTGAGACATTCCCGGCGATAAACAACGATGGGACTGCTCTATGGCCAGAGCGTTGGGATATCGAGGCTCTGGAGCAGAGGAGATTATCCATGCCTGCCATACAATTTTCTCGTGAGTATCTATGTGAGCCTATTCATGACGTAGCCAGCATGTTCCCTATGGATATTCTAGAGGGGGCTAGGGACACCAATCTAGTCCTATTAGAAAGAGCAGAGACAAATTACAATGAGGAAGGAGAGGCGGATGGTGTCTTTGGTCAGCACTTCATAGGACACGACCCCGCTATATCTTCTGACAAGAATGCTGACTTCACCGCTATGACTGTTATGAGACAGATACCAGATGAGGAGTTCAAACAAATTGTACATGTAGTGCATGAGCGTGGTATGTCTTCTATGGCTCAAAAGAGAATGATGGTTATGCTCAACAGCAGATTTCATCCAGAACTCATCGAACTTGAGGGTAACAACTTCCAGAGAATGCTAGAGCAGGAGATGAGAGAGATGGCAGCAGACATGCCTATTCGCGTTTTCATGACCACTAGAGCAAAGAAAGAGTCACTCTTCATGTCCCTTCTACTAGCATTCGAGCAAGGACACATTAAACTCCCATACGGTGACGAGCGTAGTCGGAAGTACACTCATGAAGTGGAAACGCAACTGAATAGATTTGGTATGCAGAAGAGTGGGAGGTTGGAAAGCGTGGGTGTACACGACGACTTAGCGATGAGTCTTGCTCTCGCTAATTGGGCATCAAAGGAGTTCAAAGGTACTGTTGTTCTCCTTGATGACTATATGCCGGGTATCGACAGGATGTTTGGCGGCGGGAAGGAACAGCCCGGTGGTGGGTGGCTCATACCCTGAGGTGAAACTAGTGAATTATACTACAAACATAGACCCTAACTCCTCTAGTGTCTTTGAAACATATTGGGGTGATGACAATCTGGTATAGTGCAGTATTGAAGGAGGACATTGACTTCCGAACCAATATCATAGAGAAGGAAGAGGAGATGTTCACACCATCCTATGCCTTCTCTAACACAGGTAGTGGTTGGTTCGAGACTCATCTAGGTTGCACAGCATCTAATTTTGTCAATAGACTCAGAAAGATGAGGAGAAACCACAAGGGAATCAAGAGTGACATCGACCTTCTTATTGATGATGTGCTCACACTCAAGGCTCTAGAAGTTAAGACTACAATCCACGGTGTCTCTTGGGCTAACGGCAAGGAGAGTACAATCAAACAGTTAGGTGCTAGTGATAGGGACTTGAAGAGTTTGAGGAGATTTGGAGAGAGCAGGAAAGTTGGTTTAATACAAGCCTGCAACCTATGGAATAACGCAGACACGTCCTTGAAGATGCTAGACCAATTTACTGATGTGTGGGGAGAGGAGGAGAGTTTAGCGTGGGTAACTGCCATGCAATCAAAAACGGATGCCAAAAAGATGTGGAGAAATACACTTCACCAATCCGGTAAACTCACTCAGAAGGAACAGGACACATTACAGAAAGCATCAGAGATACTTCAAATCGAAGGTGATTTATCCAGTAGAAGTCTACAGGAGAGGATGCTAGACCAATCTATTTTACACAAGAGCATGACTACTGGTAAACTATCGAAGTTACTCTCTATGTATGGTGAGGAGTATGATATAATTAGAGGGCCTAAGAAAGGTACTTTCGTCAAGATGAGTGACACTGGCATCATCATCAAGAATCCTTGGTCATACGCTGCTGACTTCCTAGAGTCTGATGGTTTTATCAAAGTGTCAGAGAGAGGTGAGGTGTCTTTGGGCTTCGTTTCACTCGGCATCAGGGGTAAGGCCCATTGTGAGCAATTACACAAATCCATAGATGGTGGAAATCTACAATTGAATCAGAGGTTTTCAAAGCAGAATCCAACTCAACACCGACTACTTTTCAATAAGGAAGATGAGATTATCTATGTGCTTAGTAAGATGATTCCATATCTATCAGACAAGAAAATCCAAGCAGAGGCTATTTTGGCCAAGATGGAAACAATCAAGCATAACACACATCACGCAGATGTTGAACAGGAGGGTGTGACACATGGCTGAAGAAGGACCTGTAAGGAGATTCCTAGATTCTCTCAACCCATTCAAGAGGCGTACTACTCCTCAACCTCAGATGCCTTTGTACACCACTGGCATACAAGAACCAGTCTTAGCACAGGGTATTACCATACCAGCATTGTATGCTGTGTCTCATGAGAATCTAATTCTCAGAACGGTACTCTCAAAACTCCAACAGGAGATTTTCAGGAGAGGCTACTTCTGGGAGAAGAGATTCAGATTTACTTGTGATACTTGTGGTGAGGAGTTTCACCATGATGTTGAGATGTGCACGTCCTGCCAAGGTCCAGTGAGACCACCTAATCCAGATGAGATAGTCTACCCAAGGTGGATGCTAAAGCAGCAGAACTCCATGGAGCAGGACTTCATGCATGTTCTGTTTGAACTAGAGAAAGACCTCAACATAGTAGATGATGCCTTCTTAATCATAGTCAAGGAATACTACGTAGACCCTGATAATGGAGAGATACAGTTCTTCAGAGTCAAAGAACTAATCAGAGGAGACCCAATCTTCATGCGTATAGTCTCAGACAAGAGAGGTGTCAGAGGTGGTCGATACAAGGTCTGTCCTCTACATAGGACAGAGGTATCATATCCGGGTCAAGAGGGTGATTGTCAAGTCTGTGGTGGTACTATGGAAGACGTTCATTACATCAATATGGCTGGTAGTGGTAAGAGTCAGTACTATCTCAAGGGAGAAGTGCTACACGTCAGTAAATACAACCCATCAAAACTCTATGGTAGAAGCCCAGTCAATACAATGTGGAGACAGGCCATGACTCTGACTGCTATGGACAACTACATGTATACATCTTATCAGAAAAGGAGAGCACCAAAAGGAATCATATCTGTTACCACAGATAACTTAGAGTCAATGAAATCCTTCTGGAAGACTGTTGACGAGAAGATGGAGAGAGACCCTCATTACATTCCAAAGGTGGGTATTGAGTCCGCCACAGGTAGAGGTGGTGTGAATTGGATAAAGTTCATGGACACCCTTGAGGAGATGCAATATGTTGCTGTCCGTGATGAAATGAGAAACAGAATAGCGGCATTCTATGGTGTAAGCGCAGTTTTCATGATAGACAATGGTAAGAGCGGCGGTCTTAGTAATGAGGGAATGCAGATTCTTGTTACCAATCGCGCTGTAGAGTATGGTCAGAAGATATACACGGACGTTCTATTCCCAAGGATGCTTAATGAGATGGGTGTCTCAGACTGGAAACTCACACTTTACCCGAACGAGGAAGAGGATGAAATCACCAGACTCCGAAGAGACGAGATGGAAGCAAACCTAGCACAAAGAATGATGATGTTAGGTTACAAACCAGAACTCTTGGAAGAGGGTGAGAGAGACATACGATTCGTATACAAGAAAATAGACCCGATGGCAGAACAAGCAGGTGCACCACCCGGAGGAGGAATGCCACCGGGAATGCCACCGGGAATGCCACCGGGAATGCCACCGGGAATGCCACCGGGAATGCCACCGGGAATGCCACCTCAAGGTATGCCACATGGTGTAATGCAACAAGTTCCGGGTATACCACCCGGTATAGCCAACCCCGGTGGAGAGGGTATGGGTATCAGAAATGTAGGTCCAGCGAGACCTGAACAAAGAACGTCTGGAGGTGCAGGCTCACCTATGTCAACCGTTCAACAAAGAGGACTACCACCTTCCCCCGCCCAGAGAGCGCAAAACAGTATTTCTGATGCTAAACGGCCTCGTGGGGCATAAGGGTAATTAAAGGAACAACACTTCGGAGAGGACGAGCGACTATGGACTTGACTAAAATGGACCCTATGGCTAGGAAACTAAACGTGCATACCGAGGCCTTCACAAAGGCCCTAGAATCCGGTGATGCTGAAGATGCAAAACAACACTTGGCACAAGTGCTAAAGTTCGGTGGATATCTACATGAGGACCTATCAGTCAAACTCACTAAGGCTGATAATCCACTTTCCACTTTCGCTAACAACGTCCCCGTTCTAAAGTTCAATGAGAGAGGGACTAATTTTGATACTAATCAGAGAGATTCTCAGTTGCCGGGAACAGTTATTGCTGCACGAAGCAACAGTAGGATGACACCTCACACTGGCACTTTCGGAAGAGCATATACACCAGAGTGAGGTTTTAGTGTGACTACAGAAGAGAGTGGTACAGAGCGTTTAATGAACGCTCTAATCAACAAGATGGAGTCAATGGACCATTCTCTAAGTAGTCTAAGACAAGAAAATCTAGAACTCAGAAAGATGATTCAACGCCCCGGAAACCTACTCAAGAGAGCGGGGTTCCAATCAGTGCACACTCCTCTCTCGGAGGATGTAAAGACTGATGCTTTCAGAGCAGACTTACAAGCGGGGATAGGAGAAGCCACTTTGTTTCAGAAAGGTAATTCACAACACATGGACCACATGATAGACTTGGCTGATATGTCCAATGAAGATGTAAACCAGATGTCTTGGGACGATATTCACGAATTGGCTGACAACACTAAAAAAGTGGAGGTATTATGATGAAACCGAGATATGAGGAAGTTTCCAACGAAGCAGAAGCACTATTGAAGAAAGCAAGTAATTTAGCAGAAAGAATGGCTGCTATAGAAAAGTATGATGCAGTCAAGTCTGGTGCTAAAACTTGTCCATGTGGGAGTGGAAAACCACAAGCCGATTGTTGCCCTGATATGAAGAAGGCTTCTCCTGACTACATAGAGACATTCTCCACAAAACCACAAGATGTAAGTTTCGTAACTGAGAGTGGGGGACAGACCAAGAGCGCTGGGTATTCCACAAACGGTCACCTGATGGATGTGGAAGATGTAGCCAACAAAGGAGCAAATAGTAGTGCCTTCAGTTTCGATGCTCTAGCAGATAGGATGAATGCACATCAAAACACTGGACAAGACCACGTTGTCTCCAGTGATAACAAACAACCAGACCGTGATTAAGGTGGTAATGTGTGTATGAAGACTCAGTATCTACTTTCGTAAAGGCGAGAGAACAACTCCTGCTTAGTATTCTAGACGGTTTAGATGTAGAAGACAACGTACAGGAGTACGTTTTCGCCAAATCTGTCATGTTGGAACATGGCTTTGACGGTGATACCACTTGGAAGGAGAACATCTGTGATTCTTTCGTTAGAAAAATGACATATGGTAAACATGGTTGGATACACCCAACGGAATATGAAGCGCTACAAGCAGAGCAGAATCAACAACATCTCTCCACTACACATCCATGGAGAGGTAGAGTCAACAGGAAAGGAGCATCTCACCATCACGATTTAGAGGTCACTGGTAGAGGTCTGAATCCTTATGGTGACTCAGATTCCAACCCGTTCAGTAGTTTCTATGACCCCTCTAAGAGAATGCTACCCTCAGGCCGCTCAATCAGAGATGAGTTGATGGTCAGGCAGATGGTCCCCTCTCTAACTAATCACAAGACCCATGGAAGGGTATCGGCAGCGGTGGAGAAAGCACAGGACCAGATGATGAGAAAGAATGGAAGCCCTCACCATAAGGGTATGAGAAAGACTGATTTGGGTGGGGGCACAGATAGAATGTTCCATGGGCTAGGACCTCTAGGCGGTTTGAATGACACAAAACTGAAAACCATGCATGATGTGTATGAAAGAGATTTTCAAAAATGGATGAGTGGCGATGAAGATTGGAAGAGCATTACAGATACTGGTGAAGTAGACCACGATGGCTCTTGGAGATTAGGTGCTATTGCAGATGCCAAAGCGGAGGGACACTCAACAGACACACAAGAGGGTCACTTCCACTCACAGGAAGAACTGGCACTCAGGAAACTACACGCGGATGACAGGGCTAGGAGTTGGAATCACAAGCACATAGATACCGAAGTGAAAGACAAACCATTCTCCTATGAGGACTTGGATTTCGATACTGGTGTGGATACCAAAGTGGAGTCGGTTGACCACGGCCATAATCTAGGTCTTGGTGGTTTCATGCATCAACTACAGTGGTTCTCCCCTAGAGAGAGGACAGCAATAATGAACGCGATGAAGGATGGTCTTGACAAGAAAGAGAATCAAGATATCAAACTACCAGACGGCACCACAGTTTCCGCTGGGAGAATCAAGAGGTCAACACATCACATCCTCAATGCTATGTCGAACTGGGGAGGTCGAACTGATGGATTCACCAATGAGAATCTTATCCCCAGAAAGGAGAGTAATGAAGAACAACTGTCGCAGAAGCAACAGGACGACTTCTTCTCGACACTACATGATACAATTCATGGTGACGATTTCGAGCATATAGGCGATATACACAATAATCTAAGAGAGGCGCTAGGACTCTCTGTTGAAGATGAAGAAGAGGGGCATTTTGATGCTGATGGTATGAAGCATAAGAGTTTTGTAAATCTACCAAAATTGTCTAAACATGTAGGTGAAGACGAAGAGGAAATTAAACAGCATTATGACAAATCTATCAATCATATCATTAGTAGCGGTCATACCGATGATAGACTATCCAAAACAGAAATCCTCTATGCTTTGGGATACAATGAAGATATGAGTGAAATTGGTGTTGATGATAATCATCACTACCCCAACTACTCTGGTCCTCTCATTGACAGGGATTCATTGATGGATGTGCTTGCCAAGTCAAAGGCTGATGGTGGTCTTGCTAAAGATGGTAAGGGTATGCGTAATGATATGCAGTTACATGGAACTAACTATTTCGATGAGTCTGAGATAGACTCTGACATGGCTGAGGTCATGAAAGACCTGAAGATACCCGGTAGTAGTGGTCATCATGGTCTAGGTGCCTTCTTCGCTTCGGCTTTCGCTGCTGGTGGTCTAGGAAGAAACCCACACACAATGATGGAGATGATATTCGAGCACTTCGCCAATGCTGATGGTGAGAGCCATCTAGGTAGGGTAGACGGACAACGCATAACACCACATGAGAACAACATAGGCATGATTGCGCCGTATCTCAATCACAAGCGTGGTATATTCAATACTCCAGCCAGCATACTATCGAAGTATGGACAGACAGCGATTCCGAGTTCCGTAGGGAAAGGTAAGACTCCAAAGAATCAGATTCTCGCTAATGTATCACACCTATCTCCGGGTCTTGCCAACATCATATCTAGTCTCACGGATGAAGAGTTGAAGGATAAATACGGTAAATCGTATAGAATCAACAAACCCACTTACTCATCCTCATCAACCACTTCTAGGATACCACATGGTAAGGGGTTCAAACTTTCCTTGCCTAAGAAAGAAGTGGATATAGGGGATACCAACCTTGCACAGACACTCGGTATTGGGGAGACATTAACAACATCAAATATACCTCAAACAAAATATGAAGAGAAAGTAATTCCAGACCAAGTTTCTAGATATCAGGCTTTATGGGGCCATTCAATAGCAACTATGCTAGGTAGAGGTACAAATCAAGTAAGGCCTGAGAAAATGCTAGGTCTATCAGAGGCTCAACTTCTCACTTCTTTGCCCTCTTTCGGTGCTAGGACTGGTGATGAGAAAGCAGTCAGAGAGATGATGGCTAATTTTGGGATAGGGGTTGAGAAGTTCAAAGAGGTCACAAAATTAAGACCCGATGGTTCAGAATACAAAGAAAAAATACCCTATCGTGCAGACGAAAAAATGGCTAAAAGCCAACTAAGAGAACATACGCTAAGAATACAATCCCATCATCGAGCCATAACTGATATGGCTATGGTTCTCAAGCAACTCAAACCGGAGGGCACCTTCAGCCCTGATAACCCCAATCTACATGCAGAGATAGATGGGTTGTGGAGAGATGCCAATATGGTGCTCATGCATCTTCCTAGGGGGGCTGAGATAGAACTACCAGATGGTACGACTTGGACCAACAACCTTTCTGTGATGGAACAAGGTATAGATAAGGAAAAAACCCCATTACAGCAAACAGGTCTACACAGAATACCAGAGCACATTAAAGAGCACGGTTTTCGAGTTGACTCCAACACCACTCTCGATGACCTAGTGAAACACCTAGGTATGGGTGAGGACGGTGCACATTCAGCACACTATGGTAATGTATTAGATTCAATAAAGGCATCACTCGACCCCAACAACGAGGAAGACCACAGAGTAATTATGTCTCTCAATTCACTAGTGACTAACCCCCCTGAGTTGTATGACAAAGGCAATAAGAGGATATTTGAGGGGTATGAAGACATAGAACACATGCACGACCACGCCGGAGGAATATATGCGTCCTCTAGAGACCACAGCGTGAATGATGATGATTATGAGAAAAAATACGGATACAGCAGAGAAGGGCGACTTGACTACACGAGACGCATAGAGGCTCAGATAAGGGGACTCAGAGGGCAGGTCAGGACTATGGGTCCAAAAGGGGTTCTAGATAACCTCGGTCTAACTTCCTTTGAGGCTCCTGAGGTTGGACGGGGTAAAAACCAACGCTCAATGTTGACTAACGAACGCATTAAAGGGAAAGCAAGCCCATCTGATGGTGGCCATCTAGATAGGAGAGCCAACTACATTCAACACGCAGCAAAGGATATTTTCGTACATGACCCAAACTTCGACCTGTCATCATCACCTGAGATGATAGAAAGCGAAACCATAGGTTTTGGTAGTAGAGACCTCCACCCCATAGGACCACACGGTAGCCCTATAATGGACCTCTACGGTTTTTCAGGTCTTATGGACTATAGTAATCACAGGATGAGAAAGCCTGATTCATCATTCGATGCCACTTTCGGTGAACTAACATCTGGTCCTACTACTGCACCTCAACCAATGCATGGAGTCCCCATGCGAACCATTCATGACTCCTTTGGCGCTGATATAGCAGCCGCAGTTCAAGCGCAAGACAATCAGCAAATATCCCAAACTGGTGCTAATGCGTTCATGGTTGGTCCTAGTGGACAAGTACCAGCAGAGGATTTTAACAGTATGAATCTTAGTGAGCCATCTGACTATGCACAGTTCCTCTTGAACCCAGACTCTCTACTCATGAAGAAGGACGATACCCCCAAGTTCGTACCACCAATAAGACCGATGCATCGTATATTCGATTTCAAGGACATGAGTCAACTCAGAGGCTTCACAGGCTCTTGGGTGGTTTCTAAGTGGTATGACGGTGAGAGAGTAGTGGTCATGAAGATAGGTGACAAGATAACCTCATACAACGAGAACAACTCAAGGATGAGTGTACCCAAATGGGTCAAAGAAGGAGTCAAGGGCCTAGGTGATAAGGATTGTACCTTAGATGGTATACTCGCTGATGATGAATTGCACATCATAGACATAACCTACTATGATGACACCGACATCACTGACATGAACATTCAAGAGAGACTCAAGATACTAAGAGGGCAGTATGATGGTTATGATAATGTCACTATACCGGGTCCACATGATACTAGAATGACTGATGATGATGGGTTGGAAGACACCGTCAACAGTTTACTGGAAGAACATGACAGTTTGTTAATCAGAGATGGGAAGAGCACCTACATGAAGGGAGAGAAGAGACACCCCAAGTGGGTTCTACTCAGACCAAACAAGAATGTCAATCTCAAGATACTGGATAAGAGGGGGAAGAAGAAAATCACATACCGATTAGGTGCGGGTCCTCTCATTGACGATGAGGGTATAGAAGAAGCAACAGTGGAATACGAGGGAGAGATATATCTCGATGTAGGCACAGTGACCAGCCCCAAACCGTTTGATGAAGGCTCAATAGTAGAAGTGGAGGTTACCGGTGTCAAGCGTAAGAAAATCAATGAGAGGGTAGTCTACGACTTGAATCCTGTTAAGATTGTAGGTGAAGGAGAAGGAGAGGCCAGCGTTAGTATGGAGACACTCAATATACTGGCCAAGTCTACACCTAACCTACACTTCCCCCATAACATAGACATAGAGGATAACACAATCATTGTGAAAACGTATACTGAGAATGATGTATTCTATACAATTGAGAAGTCGGACATGGGATATTGGGTGCATTCACCTAGAACCACACTATCCGATATAGGGGAGTCAACATACTCGATAAGACTCTCAGAGAGTCTCAAACCATATTGGTCACAAGTAGCCAGTATGCTACTCAAAGGCAAGATAGAGAAGAAGCCCCTGCCCAAAGAAGAGGAAGACAAGGGTAAGAAGATTGCAGAGGAGAATCAAATACTCAAACCTGAGATGCAAAAGGCGCTTGATGTGATGATGAGAGCACTTGATGTTCTTGAGAAGGGACACTTCCCTATGAGTGGGGGTAAAGGTCTAGGAATAGAATTAGGTGCACAAATCGAAAGCCCAAGAGGTCCAACATCACTAGAAGGAGAACAATCTGTACCTGATTACGACATGAAGGCACGGCCTACCGAAGACGATGAAAAACCATATCCGCATATGAAGCGACAACAAAAGAAGGATAAGGGCATCGAGTACAGCGATTCTGGTGAAGATAAAGAAGCACCAACAGTTTAGATTGATGCCGCTTCATATATGTAGTATGACACGATAAGCCTGAGTCAGTGTGTTGTCCCCATTGCGTCAATCCCAGTCTGGAATCACCATCATCAAAGGTGGAGACCTCGTTGTCGCAGGATATGCAAGCGTAGAAGTAGTTGACAAACAAGGGGACAAAATAACAAAGGAAGCATTGAAACTAGCATTCAAGAAATACATGGAGGACCCGAAGTACAGAAACGTGCAATTAGCGCATTCAAATATACAGGTCGGAGAAGTTATTCCAAATTATACAGATAATGAAGGGAGGTTGTGGAAAAGCGAAGTTGATGATGTCGGAATGTTTGTAGTTGTAGAATTACGAGACGACATCGAGAAAGCAAAAGAAGTCGCTGCCGAAATACGAAAAGGCTCGTTAAGAGGATTTAGTATTGGAGGGCAGGCATTCAAGCGAGTCAGAAAATCAGACCCAGTGCACGGCGATTATCAAGAAATCAGCAAACTGGAACTACACGAAATCACAATCTGTGAAAAAGGAATAAACCCTGAAGCAACATTCAGAATACTAAAAGAAGACAAAAATAAGGTGAAAAAAATGACAGAAGATAATAACGTAATGACGCAAATGACAGATGTTCTGTCACGTCTAGAAGGAAGACTCGACTCTATGGAGAAGGGTGAACTACCGCCAGCATTGAAAGATGCTATAGACGATAAGAAAGATGATGAGCCAAAAGAGGAAAAGGTTGATGAGAAGAAAGATGATGAAGAGGATGTTGAGAAATCACAGTACTCAGACGTTATCACATCGGAATACCTCAACTGGATGGAAGACACTCTGAAGAGTGCAGGTGTGGACACAAGTGCCGCACGAACGCACTTTGATGATGTCAACAAGGCCAACCTAGGCTCAACACCCGAAGAGATGTCCTCTAATGAAGTAGGACGAACCGGACAGGTGAAGGGAAGGGCAACCTCAGATGGAAAGCCAGAAGCACCAAAGGCCAGTTTCGGCTCTGGTGGAAAGGGCAAGAAATCTTCCATCGAGAAGTCCCAGTTCCTATCAGCAGACAAGGTTTCTGACTCAGACATTGAGGCAGCATACGAAGTCTACAAGGCTGCTGCACTAGAGCAGGAGTTCAAGGGAAGCCTAGAGAATCACTTCTCAAGCCGCTTCTCACATGAGAGACAACATGAAGTTGCAAAGGCAGAGGCCGCAGCATACGATGCTCGTGGTCCTCTAGCAGACATTCAGAAGTCTCTAGCCGCTCTAACAGAGCGAATTGACAGTATCGGCTCAGTAGAGTCCGGTTCTACTATCGCAAAATCAGATAGCGCACTTCCAGCAATTGACGTACCTTCAACTGAAGAACTAGCAACAATGAGTTGGGAAGAGGTACATAACCTCGCAAACAGCACCTTTAGGAGTGATTAAGAATGGCAAGAAATTACATACGCACAATAACAGACATGGAAAGATACTACTACGGAGCAGGTAACTCAATGGGTTACTCTTACTCCGGCAGTGAACTTTTGAAGGCGGATGCACCAATGCTCTCTTCATCGGCTGGCACATACAATGCAATCTACGGACGCAAGGTATGGTCACAGATGAACCAAGAGTTCAACGCATTCTCCATACTACCAAAGCGTCCTTGGGACCGCTCTGGATGGCGAGTTCTAACTGACAAGCCTAACTCAGGCGCAGTGCACGGTGGAGTTGCAGAGAACGCAACCCTTCCAGACACAGTCAAGCCTACCTTCCAGCACGTGGCTGCAAAGCCAAAGACGATTGTGCACACCTTCGACATGTCGGAGACTGCAATCTTCCTTGCTGACAAGGACGACGGAATGGGCGACATTCGCTCAGTCCTGAAAGAGGAAATGGGCAAGCACCACGCAGAGATGGTCAACAAGATGCTTCTCACTGACGTGACGACAGCAGCAGGAAACAACATCGAGTCAATCGACAGAGTTACTACTTCTGACAGCACAGTAATGACCTCAGGGACACACTACGACGCTGGAGACGAGGATATCTACTCCATCGACAGAAATGGAAGCAGCAACTCTTGGTCCTACGCTGAGGGTAACGGAGACACTGGGTCTGCTAACCGAGTTCTAAGCCTAGACCATCTGGACGATTTGTTCCAGAAGATTTGGGTCCGTGGTGGAAACCCCAAGGTTATCCTAACCAAGTACGACACTCTGATGAGGCTACAGCAACTACTACAGTCACAACAGAGGTTCATGGAAGAAAAGAGGGTCACCCCATCCCACAACGGTGTGAAGGGTGTTCCCGGTATGGAAGCAGGTTTCGTAGTAGCAACCTACAACGGAGTTCCAATCATACCTTCCAAAGACGTAGCAGCAGATGGACTCGGCAGGATGTATTTCCTAGATACCGATTACATGTACTTCAGCACGGCCATCCCGACACAATACTACGAGAGTGGAATTGAGACTGGTGACCCATTCGCAATCAACAGACTAGGACAGGAAGGAATGTACAGGACCATGGGAGAACTATGGACAACTTTCTTCGGTGGACAAGGGAGCGTTCGAGACCTCAAGTGAGTAGTTTGGAGATAATGGAGACAAAAGGAGTGAAATAATATGGCAATAACAATGACAAAAGCAAGCGGGTCTGCCGGAGTAATGACGGTGGACTTTGAATTAGAATTATACGCAGGAGCGCTAGGCTCAGACAGCAGATGGTTAGACGGAGCAGGTGGGGCAGCAGATGCATACCCCGGTGCTCTAACACCATTCGCGGCAGAGAACGACGATACAACCAATACAGGAGGGCGAGGACTGAAACTAATAGTCGGCACTTGCACTCTGATTGTGAATGACGCAACTTTCACAGTCGGTAATGGAGCAGATACAATACATGCAATAGTAGTTGGCGGCTCAGGTGTAGCCGGCACATCTTGCTCGGTAGATGCAGGACTTGGGTCAGGTACCATCACATTCGCTTGTGAGGGCACACTAACCGGAAGCACTGGATTCATGGCGATAGTATCCTGAGGTGGTTCTAGTTGCCATCCGTAACCTTTCTTGGTCCTGAGTTCTGGAGAAACTCTCCTGATTCGGGCGCTGAGTTCAATAGGGCGGTTCCGCAGACTAAGAGTCAAGAATGGATAGACCTGTGGAGACGCAGGTTACCAGCATCACACTGGAGATTAGAGGGAGATGAACCCCTCACAGTGGATGCCGGTCAAGACGGACTACCAGATGATGGATGGCGAAGAGCCGACATCATAGACTGGGTCAGAAACAACGGCGGAACTGTTGGAAGAGTCTACCAAACTAAGACTCAACTACTAGCACAAGTCGATAGCCTTCTAAACCCGCCCGCACCTGAGCCGATTGTCGAGGAGACAGTCGAAGAGCCAGTTGTAGTGGAAGTGGTTGAAGAGGCAGTTGAAGAGGCAGTTGAAGAGGCAGTTGAAGAGGCAGTCGAGGAAACGGCAACAGAATCAAATATAATGGAGGAATAAGAAAATGACACAGACACAAACAACAGAAAATAGACCAACAGTGATGGGTAATCTCATCATGTATACAGGCACATTTACCAATACAGCGTCAGAAGTAGCGACTACCATAGACTTGTCGGGGCTTTTAGCGAACATAGTATCGGGTGGTGCTAATGCACTCAGCACAACCGCTGGAACTGGTAGTGGAGTTGATGGGGTGTTCGCATCTATCAACGCTGCTACACCTTCGCTCGTGCTAAACCACGTTGCCGGTCAAGACGGAACTTGGTGGGCATTAGGGAACCGCTCCTGAGGCGGTGACTGAATGGTTAAGACATGTACCATACTGGGTCCTTACGCACCTACTGACTTCAACGACAGTACGGCTAGGGGAGTCATACAGACGGCGATAGTAGCCGCTGTTAGTACTAACACACCTGTAGCAGTTGACCCACATAACATATTGGGTAACGTATATGTGTTCGTAACAACTAGTTGATGGTGAGGGGAATGTATGGGGTTCGATTTACAAACTCTTGAACTCAGCGACATTGAACGTGCACAAAAACAGAATGTCAAACTAGCAGAGACTCTTGGCACTGGAACCGTATTCAATACGGATAAACCACTAGCAGGCACTATTACTAAGCAGAATAAGAGAGTCGATGACATAGGTGACATCCTCAATATAGGCTCTGGCACAAGGTGTCAACACTGTGCTTTACTTCACTTCATGTGGGTAGAGAAATGCAGTTCTTGCAAGAAACCCATGGAATACAACATGGCACACAGAAATGAGGAGGCTCGTTGGTAATGCCACAAGTATTCAGCCCCGGCGAGGCAGAGACTAGACCTCTAGACCCTACTGCGATTGTATACACAACAGCACAGAAAGTCGCTGATTTGTTAGATATTGGACCACAAGAGGCGGTTCTAGTATCCTCAGACACTACCCTATCTGTGATTGGGGGCGCAGCAAACGATGTCGCCAAGGTCTACGTCACTGGTTCTGATTACAGGAACATAGGATTCAGCGTTGACGATTCCATTCTAATCTACAGTGACGCTGACCCGATGGGTATCACTGTTACCATTACCGAGATATCATCCACGATAAACGGGGTTGCTCTCGGTTTCATCAGTGAAGGTCTATCCATCACAAACTACCAAGCGGCTGATAACACGTATGTGCAGAATCAAGCATCATTCACCAATGGTAAGACTCGTGGTCTTACAAAAGACAAGGTAGATGCAATCATACTGAGAATGCAAGATAAGATAGATAACATGACCCACAACTCATGGAGACCCAATCTGGTTACCGCTGAATACATCAATTTCGACACATACAAACCATACAGGCGTAGGTACTACACAGATTACGTAGGTACTACTCCACTGCTATACAGGAACGTACAGCAACTTCTGCGTCTTGAATTGTGGCAGGGGGACGACTACAGGGAGATTGGTGCGGCAGAAGCACGTGTCATAATACCTGATAGCGTCAACGCATTGTCTGGCTCTATTGTTATTTGTCCCGGTAACAGCACTGCCTCTGTAGCAACATTGACGATGGGCACTGGCACTGGACAATGGAGAGCGGATTTCGATAGCACAACCACAGCACAGAATCTGGCTGACCTAATCAACAAGGAGGATAGGGTCAGTAAGGCCGCTGTTGATTTCTCCCCCGCATTCACACTAGAGGGAAGCACCTCTAATGTGGCGGTACACAATGAGTTCCTAGCAACCGCCAACGCCGATTTAGGCACTGGTGTTGTGAAAATAACCAGTATGAGGGCTGTGAAGGGGGGTGAAACGTGCACAATAGCATCCACTAATTCCAATGTGACTGTAACGGACACACATAGCCACACTTGTACCTTCTCTAGTTTGGATAGTACAACTATCAATGTCACATCCACAAGCGACGATGCCACTGTAGATGCCACTGCTAACTTTGCAGATTCTGGTGTTATTCTCGATGCCAGTGGTGATGTCTTCAGGTATACAGGTAAGACCGCATCTTCATTCACCGGCTGTGTTATTGTAATAGGCTCTGCTCTTTCTGACATAGCGGGGACACTCACACAGAAAAGAATGGATGTTGACTTGCAGGGTAGTTCTGGAGATGGAGGTAGGCTACGTGACTTCTGGCTAGACCCTGAGATGGGAATAATCTACTTCAACAACTCATACCCGTTCTTCGAGTGGAATGCAGTCAAGGCTTCCTACATCTATGGTGAGAGATACCTTGAGAAAGCCATTGAGGACATGTGTACCAAGATGGTAGTCATTGATTTACTATTGAATGACGATAGGAGTGTACTCATACCAGAGGGAACGCAGAACGTAGACCTCGCTTCTAAGATACAGATGTATCAGATGGATATAGATAAGACAATACCACGTTACAAAGAGGTGGTTGCTTTCCTATGACCAAGTATAGTGCAGCAGAGGAAATGCGTACAAGCGTGAGAGACACTTTCGCTGAAGTCATGGCCACCCAACAAAACCTACGTAATTACTACACGAAGAACCCACCAGCCGTCAGAACCAGAAAGGAGATGGATGAGATGGCCTCTGAGGGTCTTTCTAATGATGATGGACTCATAACCGTCATGAAAAGCGGTGAACCGGCATCACAGGCAGTTATTGAAAAGGTGATGAGTAGGGTCGATGAAAGGATGCTCACAGAAGGCAACCCTGAGATGAGGGAGCACAACTTCAACTACAGAGGCGGTAAGATACTACCGATAGCAGAGGTGAAGGAATAATGGTTGCTACATTTCTAGAAGGTATAGACTCCGTCATAGAGGTACTCAAAACCAACTGGAGTAGGGGGAATACAGGCAACTACAAGCCTATAATCATAGACATCGCTGAAGTCGGAGCGGAGCGTGGGAAGAGGTTGGACATGAAGAATCATGATTATATCATGGTATTCGAGACTGCTCACAATGAAGAGACTCCAGAACTACTATACGATTTTGTTACTACTAGAATAAACATCACATTGGATGCGAGAACCATGAGGAGCAGAAAGCACCTGCAATCCATGGAGAATGAGGTAAGAAGATGCATCCATACCAAGCGCAAAGGGGACGGTGAAAACTACGACAGACTCGTGTTCAAAACACGAACGGATTTGTCAGATAGGAGCAAAATGTTGTTCAGAACGACCTTTCAGATAGAAGTTGTTATCTTTGCAGAGTTAATCCCATGAGGTGAGAGAGAGCCATGCCGTCAACAGTCTATCGTGGAGATTTAACCGAGATTACGTTCGGGCATGAGTCTGGACTAACTTTAGAAGACTCTGGCCTTAGTTCTACTTTCCATGTTAGAGCCGTTACAGCAACACGAGATACTATCAAAGATACTAGCGAAATAGCATTCTTGAATGGGGCTGCTGGCGCACCGGTAAACGCTAGTGAGGAACTAATGTATCCTCTAGGAATGTTAGTAGGTAGCCAAGTGGTCTTCAGTGGTTTAACTGCCCCTTGGTCTGAAGATGATAACTACAGCAAAAAAGGTAGGGTATACACCATAGTCAAGCAGACAAAAACCAATCTAACTCTTTCTCCTGCATTGAAGACCGACCATAGTAGTGGTAACATAGATACAGATTCTGGTGCAATGCACATACTACCTTACAAGACTCCTGCTATAGACACATCAATGACCCATGCAACAAACGCAAATGCTGCTGCTGAGAGGATTTTATCTGACCAATTCGTTGGACTGGTCGGCACTGTGGCTCTACCTGAGACAGTAGTGGACCTCAAGAGATTCCACGTAGTTGGGTTAGGTCGTGACGTAGCAGTGCAGACACCGGGCAGATTCATCAACACTGGTGGCTCTTTCGAGTGCAACTTACACAATGGTCGCTGGTTCTACTATGCACTAGGACATGAGGTGGCTAAACTACCACTCACTACCATAGCAGTCACACCAGACGGCACAAGTGCTGCTGGAACGACAAGTGCTATTGGTGTATCAGCAACAGTCGCAGCAGTTGCTGCTGGTGATGCCGTCTTCAAATCAGATGGCACTTATGTGGGTAGACTCACTGCAATAAGCGATTCTGGTGCTTCTAGCACCCTCACTTTCAGTCAAGGGACAAAAGTCCAAATTACTGCTTCTGATACTCTCTATTACAGCCCATCTGCTCTTTGCGGCCCTGTTGGTGGCACAGATTTAGAAACTGCTCAGACAATCAGCCCCGGTGATTCCTACTTCGCATACACAGGCACACCAGTTAGTGAATTGGGGTCGGGTGACGATGAAGCAGTGGCAGTTGGGGATTATGTCATCATACCAGAGTTCAATACCACAGATGTAAACACTCACAGAGAGACTGCTAGCGATGGTATTTGGCCCGCACAAGGTGCAGATAGCATAATCAGCAAGGCACTGAAGACAGAAATAAGAAGAATAGTGGCCATAAACAACGGTAAGATATGGGTTGATGACCCGTTCCAATTCGACCATGCTAATGATATGGATATCTATTTCTGTAGATTCATGGGTGATGGTTCTAATGGGAGTCCTAATCTCCTCACAACTAGCGCTAGTTCCACTGCCGGAACATTCGGTACACTTGAGAATCCAATCGAGAAACTCATCTACTCTAGAACGGTTCTTCCATCCTTCGCAATGGAGGTTAGCATCAGGAGAAATGATACTGGTCTAGGTGATGGTACAGCCACTACTGAGGTGGTTGATGGTAGTGCATCAGATTCCAAACAACTCACACGTGTCTTCCGTGGTTGCAAGGTGAAGGACTTCTCACTCAAGGCTGATACTGATGCTGCTCTTAGAATGACAGTAAACTTCGATGCCGCTCTATGCTATACTGACACCGGCAGGTTGGAGGATACCAACGAAGGTGACAGATATGACGCTCATAGGTTATTCGAGGACACAGCAAATACAGAGGTCAAGCGCAAGGAGTCAGGTATAGCGAAGAGGACACAGAAACCATTCATGTTCTACAACGGCACAATGAGAGTCAAGGGCACTACCCTAGGTCAGGTCGTTAGTTTCACACTCAACGGCTCCACAGGGGTGCAACAGTTCTATACAATAACTGGTGCTAATGTGGCTGACTCAAAGACTGACCAGACACCTTATGCTGGCACAAGAAACCCGACTATATCTGTAGCGGGTAAGACTGAGTATGATTTGGAGTTGGAAATCATAGTGGATGACCCCCTCTTCTATCACAATATGAGGAGAGGTGTAGACAACTTCGATGACACTACAACCGATACCACTGATGCAGATATGATTCGTCTATCGTTCGTCAAGCAGGGCGGTACAGGCACAAAAGAGACCATTGAGATTCTAATTGATGACTACTTCATTACTGAAGCACCATTACCCATACCTGAGGATAAAGGTCCAATAAGGAGTATGTTGAAGATAATGCCGAAGTCAATCAAGGTAATCACGATTGACCCACTGTTCCACTCCTGAGGTATACAATATGACACAAGACTTGAATGACTTCGCTGCACCTAGAATGCGAGCACAGAAGTTCAATCGTGTTCCTAGAGAGAACTACGCAAAATGGCTTTGTAACATTACATCAGTAAAAATGTCTAGTGCATTGAAGAGATTGAAGAGCAGAGTACAGATAGATAATTACATAGAAGGTCAAATCAACAGTCCCTCTTGGGAAGCAGCCACTGATGAAGTCGCCCAATCATTAGAAGATGATTTGGTCGTAGACCAACCTAGTTGGGTAGATGCCGCTGAAGAAGTGCTACAAGATGTAGAAAATACAGAAGATGTTGCTGCTTTAAATACAGAAACTCTAATGGAAGTAGAAGAGGCTGCACCTGTACCAATGGATGAAGAAGAGGTAGTAGTGGAGCCATCTGATTCACCATTCGCTGTAGATACTGATTATGATTCAATGACTGTCGCTGAACTACGTGATGTATGTAGGGACAGAGAACTTACAATTCGAGGTACAAAAGCCGAAGTCGTACTCCGCCTAAGGAGAGACGATGAAGGTATTACCGAAGATACACAACCGGAAGAAGGTGAGACCGAAGCCCCCTTGGAAGAGGCTGCTGAGGTAACATTGGATGCCCCCTCTAACGAGGCTGTAACCGAGGAAGTGACAACAAATGGCGAAAGTAGTGAACAAACGGAAGATATTAACGAATAATGAAGAACACAAACATGAGATACAGGTTGACAGGGAAGACCCTGAAGCCATCATGGAAGTGTGGATAAGAGACATAACGTATTTGGACGTTCAAAAAGCGGCACAAACAATGTTTGTAGTGTCGGAATCTGGCGTTTCTCTTGATTTACAGGCATACTGGGAATATGCCTTCACAAACTGGGTAGTAGGAACTAACCCAGAACTCTCCATAGAGGAGATGAGACAACTCAATGCATATGCTGGTGAGCAACTGGCTACGCTACTCCCCAAACCAGATGAGATGGCGGAGGCTATGCAAGGGGGGTTTACCAAAGCGAGCAACTGAAGGTTGAGAGTTTTCTGAAGAAGCAAAGAATAGAGTCCTCAGAAGACATCGAACTTCAACTACAGTTGTTTGCATACAACATAGCAAAACATTACAACATTTCACTAACGGAGGTATACAACATGAGCGAGGAGATTTTCAAACAATCCCTAGCATGGGCTATGGCCTTCGATGCAGAGCAAGAGAGACAAGAGGAGAAGGATAGAATTAGAGGAAACTCTGACAGTTCTGACATAGTCACTCTAGACTACTCCTTCCTTCAGGAGGATGATTTCTAATGGCATTCGCACCAATCTTGGCTTCCCTAGCGGCAGTTAACTCGACCACTACTCTGATTCAGGGTGGTATAGGCGCTGTGCAATCGGGCATAGGTATGATTGGTCAGTTGTTCACATCGGTTTTCACCAAGTTAGGTGAGTTGGCTATGTCTATATTCAATAAAATTAAGGGTTTTGTCGATGAGCATATCATGCCTATACTCAACCCTTTGATAGGAATAGCAAAGAGGGTGTTCGGTGGTATTTTGAACATATTTAAGAAGAAAATAGCACTCATTGTAAATGGATTCAAAAAAATACCAGAGGTCTTCGGTGGTTTGGTTGGTAAGTTATCAGGGGCGTTAGGTAAGATACCTGAGTTATTCGGAACACTCAAAGACAAGGCTATAGATAAATTGACTCTGCTAAAGGACTTCATTTTCAGTATACCATCTAGAATTGCCGAAAAAGTAGGGGAGGCCTTCGGAAAGATAATGAGATTTGTTGGTGGCTTAAAAACTAGATTAGGACAAGTCAAGGATTTCATGATTGATAGGTTCAAGAAAGTGGGAGAAATCATACTATGGCCATTCAAGCAAGTATTGAATATAATCAACAAGATAAAGAAAGCAATAACAGGTTCTGTAGGTAAACTCGTAGGCAAGGCCAAGGGTCTGTTGGGTGGTGGTAATAAGAAAGAATCCAGTGGAACTCAAATAGGCACCTCAGTATCTGGTGGTGTCAATCAGTATTTCACAATGAACATCAACATCTCAGGCGTAACAGACCGTTCTGATAAACGGCAGATTGCAAGAGAGATGTCAGAACTCATGCAGGAGGAAGTCGCCAGAGCATTAGGTGGTACAACAACAACAAGTAGGTATGCATAATGGCGGCAGCAAATGGAGTTCCTATCAGGTTGGTTCACGATACCGGGAAACTAACAGAAATAAACGCCCAAAGCATGACACTCACCACATCAAGAAAAGCGGGTGGTATGGCTACTCCCTTCAGTGGTGGTGTCAGAGTTGGAATAGACCTTAATATGAATAAGGCAATCATACTCATCAACGCTGTCCTCACTGATGACAGGGCACTAGTGGGTTCCAATACAGGTTCACAATCTAGAATCGACTTCTCATTCATGGTGAATGCAGGTCAAACATTCAGTTATCTAGATGGGGACGGGGCTACTAATGCCAATATCGCTAAACTATTCAACCTTGGAAATACACATTTCGTAGGCTTAGATGAATACAGCAATTCCACCATGAAATTAACATCATATGATGGTACTTCTTTCACTATCAAGTTCAAGAAACTCTCAAGCGGCACTTTCACAAACACAACCAACACTGATTATACCATAGGAATCAACCCGGCAGGCTCACTTACTGGTGCTCTATTCGCAACAGCACTCACTGACTTGATAAACAACACAGGCAACCTATCAGCGAAGTTCACTGCTTCTAAGTCAGACTCATCATATACTGGGGAGACTAATACAGTCGTGACAATCCAACAAGACACAACGGGTGAGGATGGTAATAACCTAACACCTATGTTCGCCAATAAACCCAATTCATACATCCAACCATCACACGAGAAGTTCAAGGGTGGTCTTACTGTAGTCAAGAGGTCAGCAGGAGACAAGGCGATGGACCTCTACGGAATCATGAACAATTCAAAAAAAGAGGGTATCGGTAAGTTCCTCATAGGTGCTGGAATGGTGGCTGGCGGTGTGGCTATCACAGGTGCTTCTTTTGGTACTGCTACTCCTGTTGGAGTTGGTGTAGCAGCAGCAGGTGTAGGTATCATGATGGATGGAGCAGGCTCTGGTAGTGGTTACATCAAGGGGATACAGATTCCATACAACTCATCAGTGCAGGCGGACGGTGACAACTATGTCGCTCGTAACTTCATCATGCCCACAGGTTGGGGTGAGACTGTGAAGAGCAAGGGAAGCGAAGGAAATACAAAAGCAGCAGGAGCCACTTTCAATGGTAATCGAACTGGCATTAAGGGCACAGTAAAGAAACTCGACATAACATACGAAGCAGGAGAGAACGTCTACAACATTGTTATGCAATTCGCACCTGTGGACTTCTTGTTGTGATATCATGCCTATACTCGGACGTTCCAATCACGCTTTCTTCTTTGATGGTGTGTCCGACAGCATAGTGGTTCCACAAGGCACGATGAGTCGCCTTGGTAAGGAAACTTCAGACGGCACTAAATCAAAAACAAACATACTAGGAGAAAAGCAACACATAGAGGGTGAAGGGACCCTATCTGGAATACTGAACTCGCAGATATGCATAGAGGCTTGGGTAATACCAGACTGCGGCGGTGTGGTAGTAGAGAAAGAAAATCAATTCAAACTCTCGATAGGTGAGGTTGATACTCCGGGTCCCGCTTCCTTTGAGGTATTTCTAGACACAGATAGTGGGCAGGAGCACCATTTCATCTCAACGGCCACTAAGGTCACTAATAGGGGATATGAGGGAACAGTATACCCTCCTTCCGACTTTGGGGGTATTCACTCATCATACAACAAGTACAACGGTTCCTATGATGATGCCACCACTCTCAACACAGACCAGAGACCACTCATACACATCGTAGCGGCAGTTAGAACCGGAGCAATTGAACTCTACATCAACGGAGAATTGATGGCTTCTAAATCACTACCTAACCGAATCTTACAGATAGCGAAGGGCAATGCACACGTCTACGTGGGTGGAAATGGTGGAAAGTTCAGAGGGGTGATGGAGTCTCTACACATCTCTGGGTACTTTGATGAGGGTACTATAGAGAGGTCTGCGCCTATAGCCAATAACAATACGTTGCTGCTCTATAGGTTTGAAGAGCCAATAGCGCCTATAGAGGATGTCTATACCTTCTCATCCATATCAGATAACGGCACTACCCTAGATGGGGAGAGTGTCCTCATATCCCAGATATCACTCAGTACCGCTGATGCAGTCAAACTAGCCAAGAAACTGACTGGGTTGGAGACTGTATCGGGGAACTACGTATTCTCAAAGGACAGCACAGGCGTTAACAAATACTCAGGTGGTGATTACAAGGTGGTCAATTACCTAGAGAATACAGGCACACCTACTACATATGCAGTCTCTCACACCCCTTACAATCTTCTCATCAATGCCGGAGCAACTGATAGAGACATCTTCAAACCCAACAACAAACCGCCAGAAAGACTCAGACTTCACAATGTCAACACATCGACAGGTAACTGCCTTGTCACCAGCGTTCATCTAGACTTCTCCAGTTCAGACAACGGTCTTCGCAAGGCTCTACACACCAGAACAGAGGGGGTTGACAATTACTTCGTAGTGGTAGGAGCAGACCTACTGATAGATAGTGCTAGTGGAAAACCATACCAACCCCCACATCACTCCACACAAATGATAGACAGAACTGGACAGATGGTGATTGATGAGGGACCCTTTGGGCTACACGGATTCGTATACTCAACTAACATGGCAACGGACACTTCAGACAATGCGTATGCAGTCACTTGGCCTAGTGATGTTGATACTACATTCCAGAAAGGACATAGTGGTAGACATACTTTGAATCACGTTGATGGTCATGACTTCCTCAAAATGCTACCTAGACCTCAAGATGAAATCATAGACCAACAGATAGATGGCTCTGCTGATATCATCAATGTAATCTATGATGCGGCCAAGAATGGCATCTCTGACCAGATTGCGGTGAATAGTAAGGTAGATGTCTATAGAGAACAAGACGTAATGGCTGTCAATGAAATTGTTAATTCAGCAGAAGCACAAGTAGTATTCGATAACGGTCTAGTGGATTCTCAGAAAGAGGTCATAGCAATAGGTGGTTCTAGTTTTGATTATCTTCCTTTCATGCTGAAGGGACCTGTACCACAAGACTTGAACAACCTCAATACTGAGACTAGAAGGTTACATCTCAGGCCTAGTGAGAAAAGCAGGGTGGCTATTCTCAGTGTACCGGCGCTTACAACATATGACATGGCTCCGTTTGTGAAGGTCTATTACAACGCAATAGACTTGACAGGGGCCAGTATGAGTGGTGTGGTCCAACCTCTACTCATGGTAGAGAAGACTATACCTGCGGGGGCTAAGGTACTCACAGGCAGTACAACTGTGTTTAGTCTAATCAAGACGGCGATTGAAACTAACACCATAAGGTCAGAAGTATTTGCCTCTGGTGGTTACATAGACATTAACACCCAATCAACATCTCTTACAGGCTCCTTAACTGATTCACATTCGCTAATAGGAGATGTTAGTGAAGGATATGAAGCAGATGACGAGTTGGATGAGAGTCTTACTCCCGTCAATCATAAACCCATGACTCCCTCTGGAATCACAGTTGACGGTAACCAACTTTCAGGTGGTGGCACTACTATAGTCACCAACG